ACTCAATGATAGGTCTTTTAGCTCTTGTTTCTTCGTCAATATTAACATCTAAATTATTTTGGATAAAGCTATGTTCTAATACTGATCTATGGAACCAGCGATTATATCTACTCCAGGCATTTCTATCTTGACTTGCTCTGTTGATAACAATATAATCTTTATCAGCTGCATATGCACTTGCATTTGAGAAAGGTAGTGTGTCAAATTCGTTAGAGTCAAAAGGAACTAACTTATTTTGTGAGTAAGCAGCAGGAATAACTAAATCTTGCTCGTTTATTAAAACAATTTTACTACCAACGCCTTCAACATACCAGTTATTACTTGCATATTTTGCAGGTTCAACATCACCTTGGAAATTAACTTTCATTCCGTTAGATAGTTCCATTCCGCTGGCTGTTTGATATGTTTTCTTTCCTAAGATGTCTGCTTCGACATTTAAAAATGTATTTTCTTCAACATCGTAAATGCGGAACAATCCACTAGTATCAATTGAATTTTTACTTACATAGTATAATCTGTCAGGCGAGTTATAAGGAATTGTAAATTCTATAATTCCTTTTTCAACATAAACTGTTGCAACTTCTTCACCTTCTTCACCTAACTTACGAATACCGTCAGGATATAATGTAGAAACATTGTCATCGTCTGCAAATGTTACACTTCCGCTACTTGGTAAAATAATCCAATCGCCCTGATCATATTCATTACCGTAAAGCGCAGAATCAAATAGTCCGTTTCCTCTTAATCCTTCACTGCCAGCAGTAAGAATTGCTGAGCCTGGAGTAAAACTTCTTGTAATTGCAAACGCAATAGGATGTCCAGGAGTATCAATTTCAAAACGATATGTTTGACCTCTATATAACTTTAACGTTGGGTTACGTTCAAATCCGTCGTTAAAAATATAAGCAGTATTATCGTCATCCGTTACAGTTGTAACTGTATATGTACTTGTAATTTCTCTTTGTTGTCCTCTAACAGGTATTGATATAGGACCATTAGGTAACCAGTAATATTCTCTAAAGTTAGTAAACTTGTCCCAATCAACATGTGGATCCCAAGCGTAAACATCTTGGCTATTTAATCTATCATGATTGTCAACATTTGCACCAAACAGATTTAATGATCCAATGTAATCATTGTAATCTTTATAAAAAGTTACATTGTCATAATTGTCTTTAATTACAGCAGCAGGTTCTAGTTGATAATTTTCTCTATTAGTTGTAAAATCCCCAACATAGTTGTCTACACTTTTATAGGCTTTTGCTGTTTTTCTTCCAACAAAACCATTTAACTTTTCTGCAACACCAGGCTGTATTAACTGATCAATTGTTCCTTGTAAGAATTTTCTGTTTGCTTCAGTTCTAAAAAACTTAGGAAGCAAATCAGATGCAGATCTTTTTTCATTGCCTTCAGGAGTTGGTAATGGGCTTTCATTCTGACTATCGTTATAAGCCATTTATAGTTTAACCTCCGCTTGATGCGCTTGTAATGCCTGATGTAGTAACAGTAGTTACACTTGTTATTACGTCACCGCTTGCTTGTAATTCAGTAGCTGTAAGCTCGTCAATAATTTGAACGTCTGATACTGATGCAGAACTAATAAAAATTTCATCCGGTTCTGATTTTATTTCAAACAAGCTACCAAAAGATTGTGTGCCTTGTCTTGGAACAATTATTACACTTAATAATTTTGGACTTAGCTCATTCATAATATATGCACTGAGCTCTTGGAAATAAAATGTTTCTCCAAAGTCCCAGTTTTCTATAGCAAAAAATCTATCAATTGCGCTGATAATATCAGCTTTAAGTTCATTTTCGTTTACTACAATATCTTTGTTTCTAACAATTTTAAACTTAACTTGCAAATCTTTCTTAGCCTCTGTGCCAAATATTATTTTATACTTAACAGGATGATAAACAATTTCGTCACTAATTGATTTTATTGCATTAATGTCGCTGCNATAAGTTCTATATAATTGATCATTACTTTCAGGTTTTGGTTCTGTTGTTCTGCCACCACGCAAGTATTTTCTAACTTCAGTGTCGTATGATTTAGTTAACAAATACGTATCAATAATATTACTTGCACTAGGATCAATTCTATAGTTACTATTAGCTACATGATTATAATGGAATTTTAGGCCGCTGCGACCAACAAAGGCTTTATAATCTGTTGTAATAGATGTATTGTTATCTGCTTTATTAATTACTTTAAATACACCTTCTTCGTAAAGATAGTATATTTGACCTTCAGTAGAACTGCTATAAATTATAGAGCTTTCGTTTTCAATTACAGTTATAGTTCCATTAGAATTGTCAAAATATTTAAAATCTTCTACACCATCAGTTGTAGTGTATTTCTTTTGGAAAATTAACTTAGACTGAGGAGAAACTTCTGGCTCAACTAGCCTTCTAAACAAATCAGGGTCGTCAATAATGCCGTCACTATCTAAATCAAAAAATTGTACTTGTATTTTTCTCGAATCAACATACCCTTCTTCATCTCTATAAGAATCTGTAATGTCCCATACAAAATCACGAGTAAAACTTTCTGTACTGTCAGGCTGTTCATTAATACTTAATACTGATAATTGATCTTTAATTATTTGACCTGTTTTAGGATCGTAAATTTTATCAGCACTATCAAAGAAGAAGCGAATATCTTCTGCACTTTCAAATATGTATCTTAAACCTCTGTACGTAATAGTATATGTTTCGCCATTTGTTTTAAAGTATAAAAGCCAACTTGAATCTAAATTTTGTCCACTAGTATCACCAGTCTTACCAGTACTAAAACTATCAAGTGTATTAATGTTTTCAGCAAGTACTAATTGCCATTCTCTATCTTGGACATTATAGCGTAATGCAAAATCTTTGTATGCAAACGTTTGGTCAATAATTTGAGTTTTTAAGTCATCAGTAAACGATCTAGAAAACTTAGGAATAATTTGTTCTAGTATTGCACCGTCTTCAATATAGTCCGATATTGATATTGCGCCAGTGTCGTCTTCTGTTAACGATGTTCCGTCGCCAAAGACGCTTACTACTTTTGTCCATTTATAAGAACTTGATCCTTTTGCTTTACTGTTAGTAGTTAAAGAACCGTCTTCAAGAAAATAATTTCCTTCTGGTGCTACAAATTTTAACAGTGTACCAGATTCAACTAATTTTAAGTTGTTTGCAGTAAAACTTCCTACAGCATACGATGTTCCGTCAATATCGTTAATAAAACCCGTATACAAATTAGTAAACTCAGAAGTATTACTCCACACTGCATTTAGATCTGAAACAATAATTTCAGGATATTCTGAGTAATAAAAATTCTTTAAATTAGTTCCACTAATAATGCCTTCTATGTTATTGTAAATTATTCCTTCAATATCACTCTGTGTTGCAAAAGTAAATTGCGATTTAGTATCAAAAGTTTCTTTATATACAACACCGTCATCAGCAAACAAGCTAGTACTCGAATATTTTCCACTTGCATCTTTAAGATCAAAATATCTACTAATTCCACTACTAATACGATTAACGCTTTTTGCTTTTATAACATCTTGACTTATTGCTAAAGGTCCAATATTATAATCTTCGCCTGTAATTAATCTGTTTTGTGTGTAATAAGTTGCAGGCGCATTTTGTTTTATTTCTGCATTAGTCTCAGTTGGCGTTCCGTTACTAACTGTATATTGTAAACGAAGACCTAACGTAAGTGTTTCAAGTGTACCTCTACGACTCTGGTAAGGAATTTCAATATTAACATTACCAACTGCTCCTGGATTAATTACACTAGATCTATTAGAACTAGTTCTGTAATAAACTTTAAAGTTGCCGCTTGGCAAATTACCAAATACACCATCACTAAAGACTAGATTAATTCTATCGCCTATTCTAGTAACTACGCTATAAACATTTTTGATCCCGTCAAAAAGACTATTATAGATAATATTGTTTCCTTCAACACTATCAAGTTTAGACCACGAAGTTGTTTCAAATCCGTTTGTGTCAACACTGTATAACCAAACATCGTCGTTATTAATATTTTCTGCATCTATTGCAACAGTTTGGTTTGGAGTTGGATTTGAAATATTAAAGTTTCCGCTGTCTAATTTACCTTGGCGGAAATGCATGAAGAAACCGGTATTACTAGACCCTGCGCCCTGGCCATCATCTCTAAATAAGAATGCAGGACTTGTTCCAGGAAGCGGTGCTTCTTCTATAATTGAACTATTTTGAAAGTCTGTACTAACTACTTCAAAACGTGTACTAACGCCTTCTATGTTTTTAGAAAAAGGAAACACTGGAATATCTGTATTAGTAGCATTGAAGCGATATTTTTGTGTTTGCACTCCGTTAATATTTTCACTTTTTAGCGGAGTTCCAATAGAATTAGTTATTGGAAGAGCTGCATTTACAATTTTAATAAACTGTTCAAAATAATTAGGGTTACTTTGATCATTCCAACGGACTACTAATCCTGATAAATTAAGTCCAGAACTGTCTGTAATAGTTTCTGTTGTTTTAACTGTTGTAATTTTTAATAATCCGTTTGCTGCTTGGTTTCTGCGCGGATTATAAGAGAGCATACGTGCAAGGCGTAGTACACTTTCTCTACGTTCTGCTGTTTCAAGGAAATTTTCACGAGCATTTAAGTCTACACGGAATGATAGATTTTGCCCAAGGAAAGCAATCATATCAATCAATGCAAGATATTCGCTTGATTCAATGTAGTCGTTAAAATCTTCTGGATAATTTTGACGCAGATAGTTAATCATTGTTCTGCGCAAGTTATCAAAATCATAACTTTGGAAATCAGCGTTTCTATAACTTTGATAGATACGTTTCCAATCTTCAGCTACTAATAGTCTATTTTGTCTATCGCTTGCAGACATACTCAAATTCCTTTATTATAAAGATATTTATCTGATATAAAAAACTGCGTAGTTAATTATGCTAGGCCGTTTTTTTGGTCAAATTTAAATTTAAGTTCTTCTGCAATGCTGTAAGGTAGGTATGTTATTGTGCAAGTAACTGTTATTCCCTGATCATAAGAATCAACAATAACGTCATCTGCTTGTATTCTAGGATCGTAGTTAATAATTTTAGTAACATTGTCTACTATTGCTTCTTGAACTGAATACGTAAACGGTTCGTAAAGTAAATCCCATATGATACAACCAAATGTAGGATCTGATAACTTTTCGCCCTGACGTATATGGAAATGATTAATTAAGTCTTGTTTAATTAATTCAAAATCGTATAGAGAATATCCTTCGTTTTTTTCAGATATTGTACTAAAACCTCTATATGCTCGTCCAGTACTAGCTGTTGCCTTGTTAGGACTAACAGATACACGCTTATATAGATTTTTTTCTAATTGGCTCATAACAGTATTTACCCTATTTTATGTTTCACTTTCAGGATCATCGTCGTCGTTAATACCGTCATTGTTAGGAGATCCGTCTGATGTTTGGTTGCCAGGAAGGTTTTGTACATCTTCTTCTGTTACTACTGCTTCTTCATTTAAATCTAGATCTTCAGGAACTTCACCTTGTGGTACTTCGTCATCTCGTTCATTACTAGGGCCAACTGGAATAAATCCTTTACGGAATCTATATGCTCCGCCTTCGCCTTTATACGCACTAAAATGCATAGCATCGTCAATTGAATTCCATGCGCCACCCCAACCTAAACCGTGTCTGTTTGCAAGTTCTAGTGTGTTAGGAGGCATGTCTGTCATAGGTGCATTTGCAGGACGTGGACTGTAGAAGCCATTTGGATATGTATTATACACAGGATTAGGCGGGTTAATATCAATTGCTCCGCCACTAGCATGAACAGACCAACTTGTGCCGCTTACTGTTTGGCGTTTACAGTAGCCGCCTAGTGATTTAATTTCATACCCTGCATCTTCTAAGTCATCAATAAATCCTTGGAAATTGTCTTTAAATAATTCTGCAACTTGTGTTGTTATCCCACGTTTTTTAGTTGTAATTGTTGCCAATTGTCCGTCACCTACAAAGAACGTGTCGCACGAGTTATTTGGATTTCCTCGTGTTGTATCAACTTGTATATCTCCACCATACGTGTTAGCAGTTCCTTGAGGCACTGTACCGTTTTGTAACTGTCCGTCGCCTGTGCCACCATCAAACGAAGGATTGCCGCCTGTTCCCGAATTAACAACTGTTTGACTTGAAGTAACTGTTGCTTTATTTTTAGCAAACGTATCTGGTGTTAGTACCCTGTCGCTAACAGGTAATGCACCTGGATCCTCTCTATCAGTTTCTTCTTTCTTAAAGGCTTGAGGATTCATATTTTCGTGATGCATCCAAGGCTCGTGCTGCGGAGCTCTTGTTAATATACTATCATAAGGAACTGGTCTTTCGCTACCTGGGAAAATATAAGGTAAAACAACTGTTGTCAATTTGTCAACTCTTTCAGCATCTAAAGGATTGCTTGCTTTAACAGCATCTAATGCTGTTAATGCTGCTGAAGTATCTGCGCCTTCACTAGCAGGACTACTTGTACCACTGTTTAAATGTACATCAGGATTTGCATCAACATGGAAGTTTCCGCCTGCTTGGAAGTTAATATCTGCATCTGAATTATGGAACATTCCTGCTGTTGTAATTGTATTAATATTTCCTGTTACAAATGTGTCCATTGTTTCGCCAACAGTAATAGAATAATCAGCTTCGCATGCCATTCTTACATTTGACTGAGAAGTCAAATGTACTTCACCTGTAACAGATTCATGACGCCAGCCTAATTGTATTAAGTCAGTGTTTCCAGTAGTATAAGTTCTGCTGTTACCATCTGTTTTACTATTAAAGCCTGCGTTTTTAAGGAAGTGTATTCTTCCAGCAGTATCATTTATATTAGTATCACTTGTTCTAAACCAAGTTTGTCCGCTTGATTCGTGAGTTGCTCCGTCACTTCGTTGATAAATTTTAGAATTTGAATGTAAATGATAATCTTTCTTAATAGTGTTAGTTGAATTTAGATCAACAACAATATCGCTGTTTGCTTTTACTGTAAGTTTATGATTTTTTCCAACAAAGTGATTAGTATCAAATTCGCTTTCTATCTGTATGCGACCACTTTCTTTATTATCTAAGTATTGCTGACCGTCACTCCAACGTGCGGTTGCTTTCATATTAATATTACGTCCTGCTTCAATATTAAAATCACGTTCAGCTGTAAAGTTGATATCATTATCAGACATTACACTAATGCTGTCTTGTGCATGTATGTCTATTTTACCGTCTGAACTAAGTTCTATCCAAGCAGTACCTCTACTATTTGCAATATAGATTAAGTCTTCTGAGTTATGAAGAAGTATTTGATGTCCTGTTCTAGTACGGATTCTTGTTAATTCATTTTGTGGGATAGTTTCGTCGCCGCCTGGCTGACCTGCTTCTT